TGCTAATGCGATTAGATTCGACTTTGGCAGGGAAAATGCGTTGCATCTCAACTTGAATAATATCCAGCTTAGTTTTAAGTTCAGATAAAAGTTGTAAAGCCGAGACTTGGTCGAGCTTAAAGCCGTTTCTTTCTTGAAGAGCGATGATTGCTTGTACTTCATGTTCTAACTCCTGTGATTGTTCTGAAAATTCCTGTTGTTTAAGTTCATAGGTAAGGCAGTTGTAAACCTTGTGTAATACCTCTACATCTCGCATACAATACATAATCATTTCATCTAATGTATGTTCTTTTAAATCAAAATCAGTGAACTCAATCTTCTGTGTCCCCAGCGTCTCGCCCCACGCTGCTAGGCTGTGTCCTCCTTCTCGACTTGGGTTTAACAACCGGCTTAGTACTAACGTATCCTTCACTGTCTTCAATTTTATCTGACAGTTCCATAACTTGTTCAGTAGGTAGAAGTCGAACGCTATCCCATTGTGAGCCACTATCAAAGTTGCGTCCTTTATGTATTCCCGCAGGTCTTTTGCTTCGGTCCATACTTCCATTTCTCCGGTATCAATGTCCTTAGTGACAACGCACCAAATCTTCTGATGGTCTAATGTGGTTTCGATGTCAAGTAATATACGCATGGTGCTATCTTACCAAATGTTCATACTGTTTTGCAACGAAGATTAGGTTTGCACCGCAACGAATCAAAGAAAAATATCCGTTGTCTTCTAGCAACAAACTTACAGCGTCAGCGTAGTTAATTTTATCGCTACCACCGACTTCGACACAAATCACCTTAAACGGGTAACGCTTAAAGTCGATAGACTTGAGAATATCGTAGTCCAGACCTTCAACATCAATAGATAAGAAGTCTGGAATAGCACGATTCTGTAGTATTTGTGCAACAGTCATTACCGGTAGTGTCATCACCTCACGAATCTTAAACTCTGGATAGTCTGCAATAAACGCTTCGACAGTAGCAAGGTCGAATGAATTACGTCCGCTTCGGTCGTCAACCATGTAAAAGTTTAAAAATCCTGATTCAACACCAACACCGAAGTTTAAATTTACATCGTGCGGACGCTCAATCATAAACTGCTGAAACAAATGCGGATTGGCTTCCACGTTGATACCACGAGAACCAGCATCGTAGAACAGTTTAGTGTTGCTAATGTTGGTAGGATGATGTGCGCCGATGTCTAGGTATGATGGATTATCAATACCCAAACTATCAAAAACACAACGAATAACAATATCGTCTCCATGTTGTGCATAAGTAGTTCCTCCGAAGCGTTGGTCAGGATGGCTCATTTCTGTGTTCTTTCTATGGCTTGATACCAGTTTTGTAAATATGTAGTTAAATCCTCGACTGATTTACCAATCTCCAGATATTTGTTTTGATAAGGAATAACCTTTTCAATCAACGAAATATGCGGTTCTGTATCAACATATCCAGTAATCACTAAAACAGTATGCTTACACGCAAGACGCTCGAGTAATATCTGTTGACCTTTCTTCATGTCTTCGCCTTCACGCTTCCACTCACCAAATAGAAACTGACCTTTACGTTCTAACACCATGTCGATGTTTGACGGCATGAAGTGTGGATTACTTGGAATCATTCCACGAAGAAAACCAAAGTCAACATGAGTTGCGTTTACATTACGCATTGCTGGTTTCATTGCAGCATCTTCGTAACCCGGATGATACGGAGCTTCTTCTACTAATTTATTCATTGTTTATCAACCTTTCTAATACTGCTAGTTTTTCATCGTCAGTCATTACAGACCACGAACCTATTTCTTGTTTAGTTCTATGGCAATCTTTACATACTTCTAACGATGAATCGTAATTACATTTTCCGATACAAGGAGACTGCACCATATCTGTTTTCCATTTCCATAAATTATTCCAATTAGGTAGATGCAGTGGTGGACACTTCCAAACCATAAGTATTCCTGTATGCTTGATATTCCATTGGAGCGTATTGTTTAAAATATGCTTCCATCTTCTTGTACTGGTCGATTACATCTAAAAACTCAAATTGTTTTTTTACTGCTAAATCCATTTAGAAATCCCAACATAAATAAAAGTAATCAATCCGATTGCATAAAGCACCGTTGCCACAGCTTCCACTATCACTAGCGGAGCGTCGTCCTGAACATATCCAGCAGCAGTCCACAAACCGCTTCCGACAAATCCAAACAAGATGTTCAACGGATAAATATTGAAGCTAGTTAACGCAATACCAATGAGACACAGTGTAGTTCCATACCATTTAAGATTATTGAGGTTCATTTTGACCTCCATTCATCTACAACACGGTCAAGGTTACTCCCTTCTAACCAGTCGAACTTTTCCATACGATTATCGCAGTTTACGACAATCGGTGCTACATCTTCAAAGCCGACATCCCAAGCAGCGTTGCGTAGCCAGAGATAACGCTCAGAGTTTTCCCAAACATCTTTGTTGTCTTGGATACGACTAAAGACATTGTTGTTGATGTTGCGTAAGCGGTCAATCTCGTTGCACAGTTCAGTGATGTAACGCTTAGTAACATGGTATTCATCTTTCTCAGCGTAGCGTCGTGCTTGTTTAACTAAATCTTCGTTCATATCAATCCTTCCAAAAGTCTGTCATGTGAGATACCGCATATCCTAAAAACACTACCAACAATAAAACAAGTAACAAGGTAATCATAATTTTCCTTGTAAGTAATCTACTGCTCTCATCAAAATATTAACATTATCTTTTAACAAACCTAACGACCTGTTGCAAGTATCGCACAACAATCCACGAACTTTACCAGTATTGTGGTCGTGGTCAACGCACATAGCTCTTTTCAAATCGCCTTGCGGTGTTTGACAGATTTTACAGCGTCCACCTTGCTCAACCAGCATTTGATGATATGTTGCCAAGTCGATTCCGTAGGTTGCTTGCAGGTCTTTATCTTTCTTGATATGTTTGTATCGTTTAGATAATTCTTTTTTACGGTCTTTGTTGTTTTCATACCATTCCTTACTTTCTTGTTTACGACACTCTTTACAGATATGTCGTGGTCGTCCTCGTTGCAGTCCAAACTCGGATAGCGGTTTTGTAGTATTACAAGTGTTGCAGTTTTTAGTCATAATATCCTCCAGAACCACTACAATACCACAAATGGTTTCAGGTGTCAAGTGGTTTATAAAGTATCTTTGATTTCCATCATCCTGCCGCTATTGGGGTTATATAGCAAATCGCTTGCACTTCCGGTATATCCGCTAAAGCGGTTTTTTAACACACGGACGTGAGTGGTGTTCCGTTCGATTGCATCAACGGCTTGACCATTTCTCTCAAGACCGATAACAATATCGGAAAGCTGTGCGATTGCTCCAGAACCTCTTAACTGTGCAAGTGAAGTTGCAGCACCCTCTTCGTGACCGCGGTCGCTCGGTCGTTTGAGATGTGATACACAGATAAGGCTGATACCTGTTTCTTGCACCAACATACGTAAACGAGTCATAATGGAATCTAAGGCTTTTCTTTCATCTCCAACATCCCCGCCAGACACAATGATAGAGATATGGTCAAGCACAACGAAACCGCAGCCCAGACCTTTAGCCATATAGCGGACTCGGTTAACAATGTTATCAAGACTACTGGAACCAAAATGGTCAAACAGAAAGAGGCGGTTAGTCCCCAGCGTATTGTCGAAAGCATCTTTTAATTCCGTTTCTGTAACTTCTACATCAGGTAAATGAATTGGCTTATTGATAGCTAGCGACATCAGGCTTCGAGCAGTCTTACGGACACCTTCCTCTAAAAACATCATACCGATGTTGTCGTCAGTGTTTTTGAGGATGTGCCATACAATCTCACGCAAGAATTGTGACTTACCTAGACCGGAGCCAGCAGTTACCATAACTAACTCACCCTTACGAATTCCATAGGTCAGTTTGTTCAAGCCATCATAAGGATAGTTTACTTCTGCTTTTTCCATCGGCTTTGATACAACTTCCCAAAGCGTAGAGCCTTCAATGATGCCGTCAGGAACATACTTCTCACTAGCCCACCAGTCAGCAATAAACTCTTTGTTTAAATCGTATTTGAGATAGTCGCAAGCATCTTTGTAGCCTTGTCGCATCTTCATCACTTTGACCTTACCGCCAAAGAGTTCTGCTACTGCATTAGCGGCTTTCTGACCAGCTTCATCAGCATCAAAGCATAGGTGAATATTCTCGAATGAGTCGATGTATTCAAACTGTGCTTTGCAGTCCTTTAAAGCGGCACTAGCGCCATTGCGGATAGATACCACAGGATACTTGCTGCCTGTCATCTGATAAGCCGCCAGAGCGTCTAATTCGCCTTCGCAGATAGTTAAGTATTTGCCGTTAGCAGGGAAAAGGTTTTGACCAAATAGCGTAGCGTTGCCAAAGTCCCCAGCAATAGAGAAATTCTTTTGTTCTACATTGCGGGTCTTAATCGCAGTTAGTGTGCCTTCGTGGTCATAATAAGGATAAAAATGCTTATCCTGAGCTTGTCTAACCCCGTATTTTAAGCAAGTAGCCGAGTTAATACCACGATTAGCGATAGAGCTAGTAATAGAGCTGTCATAAAATGTTAAATCCTTATTCATTGGTTTCTTTTCAATTTGTTTTGTTTCGCCATCAACGGGAACATAGTTCTCGCATACATGGCAGTAAGTATGTCCATCGTCATATAAGCTATTCCCATCCGATGAACCACACTTCTCACAGGGAATATGTTTTAAAAATTTACTGGTCATTTAGTTGTTCCGCCATATACCTGTGTTTGTAGATACTGCACTTGCTCCCGTAATGCGTTAATCTCTTCTTGCTGAAATCGGAGCATCTTAGCTGAATCAGAAAACAGCTTCCAATCATCTACAACATAACCATACTCGGCTTGACTGGATTCGACATCCAAAGCAGCAGCTAAATCATTTGCGTTCATAGTAATCACTCCACCATTGATGTTTTGTTAATCGTTTGCATTGTTTTTGTATCTCAGGCGGTAATTCGTGTTTATCGCTACTGCAAGCATAGACATCACTACGAAGCGATAGTTCTACAAGACTCTCAGCGAAGTTATAAACCCCGATAGCTAATAGACACGCTAGAACCACCCTAAAGAAGGTCATTCTGTAACCTCTGCTACCTTGAGATTAACTCTATCCTCAATCATCGCATCTAGGTCGTTTAAGACATTGCAATAGCCATATTCCTCAATCAAATCTAACATTGCGGACAATGTGAAATGATAATTCGCTTCTTTTCCGTCATCTAGCATAAAAGCCTCCATTGTTAAGACATAAACAATACATCAATATACAAAAACTGTCTGTTGTATT